ACTCGCGCGTTCGGTCGTGCAAGCTCTGTCCGTCCTGCGCGGTGCCGATGTGGATGTACTCCCATAGATCAGCTACAAGCTCTCGCAGCCGCTCGTTCTCGGCTTGGAGCTGCAACGCATCTGCTTCCGGCACGTACAGTCGTGCGGGAGCGTGCCGCGAATCGAATAGCCGCACCGCTATGCGCTCGGGGTCCTCTGGGAGCACTATCGATAGCGTACTGCCATGCCAGTCGCACTTTGCCGTTAGGTCACCCATCACTCGTCACGCTCCCACTCATAGAGGCTGCTGTTGTCCTCTGCCAGCCGCAGCTTGGCGGCGTACTCGGCGGCGATGCGCTCGACCTCGGGGCCAGCGTTGCCCGCGTCCTCGCACGCAAGCGCGAACTCCCGCAGCACGTCCTCGACGGTCGGGGCGTGGTAGTGGCGCACCTCATACGCATGGCACCAATGACAGCCGTCAGGCTCCCACCAGTAAACGTCCTCGGACGTTATGGCCACAACTTTCGCCTTGGCGTCCCAGTCACCAGTTATCCAGTCCCCGACGTTGATGGGCACGCCGTCAGCGTCAAGCGGATAGGCCATGTAATCCACGCCCCACAGCGTCACGTCCTCGCGGCGCTCGGAGGCGCGGCACAGGCGGTCGGTGAACTCGACGGCGCCCTCGGCGTCCTCGCGGTCGTTGCGGTAGTCGCGGTCGCGCGCGTCCCCGACCTCGCGCTCGATGGCGTAAAGAATGCCGTTGATGTGGTCGCGCAGGCTCACGCTGTCCATGTCGGGCGGCGCGTCCCATCCAGTCGTGACCGTGATGGTATGGTCGACCTGATTGATGTAGACACCATGCAGTCCATTTGCCCACTCTCGCAGCCTGTTGATGCTCTCCATGTCAGTCCTCCTTTCGCACGCCCCACGAGCAGAACCCATCCGGCTGTACGTGGAACGTAAGCAACTCGCAAGTGAAATAGCTGTACGTGTTTGGCTCGTAGTGCTTGCAATCCCTGCACCGCACGACTCGCTCCCGAACCTCGCCGCCCCAGCACCGGACGGAATCCCCGTCCCTGGTGCAGACGGCCACATGCTCTTCCGTGGGCAACGGCGCGTATGCGCCTCCCCGCCCGAAATTCGCGGCCATGTTGTCACTCCATTCACCAGAGCCGTTCTCCGGCCCCGTCCATGTGATTCTTGTCAGTTGGTCGCGTCGAGTGGCGAACGGCCCCCAGACGCGCCCCTGTGGCGTCTCGCGCCCCTTTAGCTTCGCTTGCCGCCGTCCGTCGAGCGGATGGCCACGATAAGCGCGAAGAGTCCGAAGAACGTCGCGCAGCCCGTCCCGAACCCCGCGCGCGTGCCGACGATGATCGCGACGGCTATCGACGCGAGGAAGAAAGCGCCCTCCATTGGCACCTCCAGACCGGGGCCGCACCGACTTTTCAACATTGGCGCGGCCCCTAAAGATCTTCTATTACTCTTACTATTACTATTACTATGTATTAGGTATTCGTTAGGTAACCTATGGCGAACCTATCTAGCTGGCCTTTTCCCACCGTTTTCTGACGGATTCGCGTCCGATTCGCACCTTCTCGGCATGTTTCAACAATTCGCCGGACGCTCGGTCGTTGGCGCACTTGCCTTTGTCGAAAACCTCTTTGTTGAAAAGTCCGACGTCCGCGAAGAACTCCACGACTTGCTGGATGCGCGAGGGTTCCTCGCCCAAGTCCCGCGCCACCTTGCGGACAAGGCGGTCGGTCGGTATCGGCCCCCTGCCCTCGTTGCCGTAGCTGTAGACGTGGATCAGGCAGGCCGTCCAGACGCCCAGGCCGAACGCGCCGTACTCGTCAATGACGTCCTCTATCTTCTCGTCGGCCAGCATCGTCAGGTCGGTCTTGTAGTACCAAAGACCCTTGCCCATCGTCCACCCCCTCAGGCAACGTCAGGCGGAGCGCCACCAGCCGCGTCACGTTCAACTCGTGCCGCGTGCATGGCAGCGCCCCGTCGCATCCCATGAAGCAGTCCGTGCAGACGTGCCTAGAACGGGATGTCCGCATCGAAGAACTCACCCTGTCCCGACTGTGCCGGACGTCGCGGCCCCTCGCCCTGTGCAACCCTCGACCCAAGGTCGACGTTATCGACTAGCACCTCGATCGCGCTCCGCTTCGTGCCGTCCTGGGCTTCCCATCGGCGCTGGCGGAGCCTGCCGTCGACGGTGACTCCGCGACCCCTCGTCAGCCACTGCGCCAGCCTCTCCGCACGACTCCCGAAGAGCGTGCAGTCGAAGTAGCTAACGACGTCGGCCCACTCGCCCGACTTGTCCTTGGCGCGGTCGTTCACGGCCACCGTGAAGTGGCAGACCGTGCCGCCGCCGCTGGTGGCCTTCAGTTCGGCGTCCCTGACCAGGTTCCCGCCTATCACGGCCCTGTTGATGCTCAATTGACTACCTCCTAATCGTCCGGCCCCAGAAGGTCGGCCCACCTGCATTGCAGTACCTCGCGGATGGCGTACAGCATGGAGACGTTGGGGTAGGTGCGACCCTCGCGCCAACGCCTGTACGTCTCCGACGTGCATCCGACGTAAGCGCAGAAGCGCCCGTCGGGGATGCCCTGTGCGTGAACCATCCGCTGGATGTTGCGCCCGAACTGACGCCTGGTCTTACGCATCGTCCGGACGCCTGTCACCGAAGAACTTCCGCGCGTCGAAGTCCAGACCCCAGCACGTCACGATTGCCTTGCGCACGCCCTGCTCCGGCACGTTGAGACGCGCCGCAATCTCCGGCACGGTAAGCCCCTTGCAGTGCCAGCGCCAAATCTCGCTGTCGACAACCATGGCCTACTCGATCACCTTCGCCCCGGCGGACGCCGCAATGGCCTTGCTCATGGCAATCATGGCCATCTGGAGTTCGCGTTGGGTCATCTTCGAGCCGAACTCGCCTATGCCCGTCTCGTTCAGGAGCTTCTCCAGCGCGGCGCCGTTGTCCAAGCCGATTGCGTCGCGGTAGTTGACGAACGACTGACGGAGTTCGTTCAACTCGCCATCGCTGATGGGCGCGTCGTTGCCGTCTGGGACGTTCTGGGAGTCCGTGGCGGGCGTTTGCGTGACGTTTGGCGTACTGGCCTTGTATGGCTGCTTGCGGGGCTTAGACGGCTTCTCCGTGGCCCCGTGCGTGTTGGTCGCGTCTGCGTCCTTCGTGTCATCTATCAGGAACAGGGCGTTCAGGGCGTACTTCCGTGCGTACGAGGACGAGGCGCCCGTGACCTGCGACCCGTCCATGCCCTTCTTGTCCCTGTCCTCTCTGGCATATGCCGTCGTGGACACGCTGTCGGTGCCGTCCGTCACAGTAGCGGTCGCTTTGACGTACCAGCGGAGCGAGTCGGTGCCGGACGTGTCCCCGTAGCGCTCGATCGCGTCCTCGATGAACAGCAGCAGCCCACGTTCTGCCAGCAGCGGCTTCACGGCCTCCAGTATGTCCTCGCAACTGCGATACTTGTACTTTCCGAATGAGTTGTACTGGCCCTTCGGAGCCTTCAGCAGCGACTGAACCTCTATCAGCCGCTGGACTACCGTCTTGTTGTCTGCCATCTACTTCCCTTCCAGCAACCCGGCAAGGCCGGACGTCCCCAGCAGCGGGAGAACGACCTCCGGCTTGCACCCGGTGATGGCCGTCCCGATTACGCGAGACGGCACGTCCTCGACCTCCAGCTCGCACCCGTCGGGCACGGCGCCTGTTGTCTCCAGATAGAACGTTGCGAACTCCTGCGCGTGCTGGCGGACGAACGCACGCATGACGTCGGCGTCCTCGTTGGCCAGCGCCCCGACGTCGTGGGCGTGGATGACCGTCCGCTTCGCGGGCTTCGACTTCTTCACGCTGAACTTGCCCACCTCCTGACCGTCGACCATCAGCGAGACGCGATCGATGCCCATCGTCTCGTACAGGTCGACCAGCCATTCGTCGGCGCCCGCCCTGAAGCTGTCGGGGTTCTTCGGGGACAGGGCGTCCCCCAGGTACTTGTAGGCCGCCTGCGCCTTCGCCAACGTCTATAGGCTTTCGGCCTCATTCATCGTCGGCCTCGCCCTCGCCCTGGTCGTTCTTCAGGCACCATTCCACGACGTGCTGTGCCTTGTGCAGTTCCTCTTGGGTCAGCAGAAGCGCGTTGGTCAGCGCCTTCACCTGCGACTCTAGGTCGCGTATCCGCTGGTACATGTTGTCCATTAGTCATCCCATCTGACGAAGACGCGCGTCTCCGGCCTGTTGCCACGGACGCGCCGTCCCTTTATCACTACCAACCTTGTCACCTGAGAATCGTCCGCATACGCCGTCCCGTTCAGTGCGTCCAGCACCAGCTTCGCGATGTTGTCGGCGTCCGGCTTCTGGGTATCGTCGTGTGAGTCCCCGTCGCGCCTTCTGAAGGCCGATAGGACGTTTCTGGTAGTCCACACCACGACTGTCACCGGAACGCCGTCTGGGGCCGTCTGAAGCCCCATGAAGGCTTCGCGACAAGCCCCACGGTATGCGTATCTGATAAGGTGTTCGGCTTCCTCTGTCCCCTTTGGCGTGTAGGCGCGACCGTTGCCGAACCGCGGTCGAGCCTTGCCCTTCACGAAGGGGACGGTGAAGTTGACGCGCGTCATGCGCTAGTCCTTCCAGCGGCCGTTTGGCTCCAGCACCAGGGCGCGGCCACGTTCGCCGTCGATGTTGTCGAAGCGCCAATTCATGCCGTAGTGCCGATGCTTCCCGTGCAACCGCTCGACCGTGGGAAGCACGGCCGTGCAGGATATCGAGCTTGCGCCGCCATGCGTCTTCGGCGAAGAGATGGCGCGTGAGCTGTCGAACGTCCCGGCGGTTAGCACGACTATCCCGGTCTTTGTCGAGAAGCGGACGCGCACTAAGTTGCCTATCTGCTGCTTGACCTTATCCGTGACGTCCGGAGACATCACCAGCTTCACGTTCGCACCGTTGGCGCTATGCTTCACGTACAGGTAGACGTCATCGAATCTGGACGTTGCCCTAGCGCCGTCCGCGACGTCCTTGAACCCGTCAAGATTGATCGTCATTTTTCCCAAGCCATTCCAGCCGCCTAAGTCGTGCGGCATCGCTGTTGTCCGGTTCCTGATAGGCGCAACGGGGCTGGTCACCGAAGACGCCCCGGCTGCAAATCGTGGCCGTTGGCGTCCCGCTGCGCGTGCATATGTCTCGGAAGTAGGTGTCGGGGAACTGCAATATCTCGCCGTCCCAGAACGGACAGTCGCGGCCCGTGGGGGAGCGGCCCTCCCCGAATAGTCGCAACTGGTCACACATCGGCGTCCTCCGTGCGGACGCCCAACGGCATCAGGTAGTTCTTCCATCTGCTGATGGCGTCGCGGTCGCTGAAGGCGTGACCGACGTAGGTTCTCACGCCGTCCACTAGGTCGAAGACGTCGGCGTTCCTGTTGACCATGCAGACGTGCCCGTGGCACTCTGCCAGACGCCGTTCCCACGGGCCGACGTCACCGAAGCCGACGCGCCGACTGGTGCGGCCGTGGACTTCGGCGGAGGTGCCGAAGGTGGAACCGGCACCGTTGAAGCCGACGTGGTGGGAGACGTCGAAGGGCGTCCCGCTCATGACGCATCAGGCCAGACGAGCGCACCGGACGCATTGATGCGTGGCAGGTCATCGGCGTCCAGAACGTCGAAGACGGAGGGGCGGAGACGAAAGATGCCGTCGGCCCCGTCGACGCTGGAGACCAGTACACGCGCCGCGATTGCGGAGTGCGAGTTCGAAAGCTTTGGTTCGCCATCGACGTCGGCGATTCGAAGCCCCTCGTCGTACCTGGCTTGCTCGAACAGGCGCTTGATGGACGTCCGCCCGTGGGCCGCGACGTGTGATCGGGTCGCGTTCCACAGCCAGCGAATCACGTCCGGGTTCCTGTCGGCCCATTGGTGGAACTTGTTCAGCTTCACCGTGGCGTCCCAGAGTTGGACGTCCGGCGCGTCGCTCTTGGGCATGGCCTACATCACCAGCCCGATAAGGCAGATCGCGATGACAATCAGCATCGCGCAGAAGCAGCAGGCGTTCCGTTCCGTTCGTGTCATGGTAAACTCCTATCCGTGCCAGATGGCACATCTACGGTTTCCCCGCGCGTTAACTTTGGTCGGTGGCGTGCGGGGATTCTTACGTTTCGGGTGTTCGACCCAGCCGCCCTAGTCCATTGGCCGCACTGGCACCCGCTTTCTATTGCTCTTTCAAAGTACGCGCCTGATGGCACATGTGGGGGCATTCCGTCGGGCTGTGTGGGAGTGCCTTGTGAGAGGGGTGGGCTTTGCTCTGGAATGCCCCCGCTTGCGCTAGCAGTTGGTGGTAATCAACTCGTCAATCGTGCAGCCGACAATCTTCGACAGGTTCAGGACTTCATCGAACAGCCAGGGCCGACTCCCGTCCAGACGGTTGTAGAACGTCCCATGGCTGATGCCCAGCTTGTCGGCGAGGGCGTCTTTAGTCGTTCCCGTCTCCCTGACGTACTCGGTGATGTGCTGCTTGATGGCCGAAACGTGGTCGCTCATTGGTTCCCCTTTGGTCGTGTCCGAAACTTCGGACGGTCTAAGTATTGTCCAACTTATCGGACAATGCAATACTAAATACGTCCAACATCTTGGACTTCAGGAGGTGCCCACATGACATTCGGCGAGGTTGTCGCGTACTGCCTAGAGCAGCGGGGAATTAGTCAGGCCGAACTCGCACGTCGCATCGGCACGGGGCGTCAGACCATCAACAGCATCATCAAGGGTTGCGGCAAGCGCGGCCCTACCATTGACACGGCGATTGCAATCTCGCGTGAGCTGCACGTGCCGTTGAGCGAGATGGCGCGGATGATGGAAGAGGGCGTGCCATGCCGTTCCTAGACCGATTCCTGGCATTCTTCAACGCCGCGACGCCGGAGGACGTCGAGGGTGCGCGGCATCCGGAGCGGCCGAAGGCGGTTCAGGGCGCGGAGACGCACGCCCCGATCGGGCTGCGCTCCGTCACCTTCTACACCTACGACGATAGGAACCTGCCATGGCTCCGGCCCGGCTCGCGCATCGAGTTGGAGCATGTGCGGGGGCGACACTCCGTCACCAGCGTCTACACGGGCGGCACCGACTACAGCGACTGTTGCTTCGCGTACAACGGCCACATCGTCGGCATCGTCTTTGACCGTCGATTGACACAACAGCTTCTGAAGGCACAGGAAAGGCACGGTCGCGTCTTCTACTGGTTCACGTGCAGGGGGCGCAATGCCGGGGGTTGGGTCGACTTGCAGATTCGGCCCCCGGAGGACGATTGGTTTTCATAGGAGGGAGTGCCATGGAGAGGTTCTGCGGCTTACGGTGGGTTGGTGCGGGTGGCCCTGACACGGAAGAGGTCACAAGTTCAAATCTTGTAACGCCCACCAACTTTTCGCAGGTCGCGGGTTTGTCCGAACCCGTGGCCTGTTTCTGTTCGATATTCCTCGATGACCTGCTGCGATTCGGCCACATCGAGGACTCTACCAGACGGGCTTACGGCTACCTGCTGAAGCACGTCGAGGACTTCTACGGCCCCATGGGGATTAGTGACATCAATCCCGACTCGCTGCGTGCGTTCGTGGCCCATCTCCAGAGGAAGGGGCTAGCGGCCGGAACCGTGCGGAAGACCTACAACATGCTCGCGATGTGCATCCGGCACGCGAAGGCGCGGGGCATCATCGACTGGACGCCGAAGGATCTAGTCCGCGCCCCTAAGAACTCATGTCCCCCGCCAAACCCACTCACAGAGGAATCGAGGTCGCGTCTCATGCAAAACCTGTCGATGCTGGAGATGACCCCCTGCGTCATCGCGTGCCACCTTGCGCTCACCACCGGGATGCGTCGCGGCGAGTTATGCGCACTGCAATGGCGGGACGTCGACTTCGGGACGTCGACGGCGAGGGTGCGCCGCTCCATCGGCATCAAGTCCGGCGGCTGCTACCCCAAGGGAACGAAGACGGGCAAAGAACGCGACGTCCCACTGGTGCCGTTCGTGCTGCACATGTTGAGGGTCAGGCGGCACCAGATGGCCGACGAGTGCGCGGAGCTGGGAATCGAGTTTCGGCCCACCCACTACGTCATCGGAAGCGCCGACGGGAAGTTCCTAAGCCCGTACCGCATAACGCGCTGGTGGGGCGAGCATGTCCGCGAATGGGGGCTTCAGGGCACCCGTGGTCGGACGCCCACCTTCCACGACTTGCGGCACACCTTCGCGACCGTGGCCGTCCGTCAGCTTGACCTAAGGACGGCACAGTCCATCATGGGGCACTCTTCGGCCAACATGACGATGAAGTATGCGGATACCGAACTATCGCAAGTCCAGGCGGCATCGAACGCCCTGTCCGGCTCGTTTTCCTTGGGCAATCAGTCCAGCGAAGGCGCAATCGGGGCTTAGACGGGCTTACAACAAGCCGCCTACATGCGCAAACGCGAACGGTTATATAAGAGTTATACAAACTGGAAGAGTTCCCTTCGCGGGGACTCTTCTTCACTGACTATGCTCCATGTCGCGCCGAATCAGCGCCTTGATGTATCCGGCCTTTGACGGCTGCTTTGACAGCCATTCGATGATCGCGGCGTCGCTGGCCTTGTTCAGCCGGAACGCCACCTGGACCGTGTTCTCGGCGTTGTAGCGAGCCGACGCGCGAACCTGCGCCTTGGTTGCCATTACTGCGCGCTCCAGAAGCTGGCATCGTCCAGCAGGTCGGCGATGGCCTCGGCGTAGTCGGGGCGGACGCCGCGCGTGGTCAGCCAGTCGATGGCGTGGGGCTTGCGGTCGCGGCCATGCTCGAAGGCGTACTCGCACCACTCCAGCCAGTTCTCGCCCTCGGGCGTGGCGATGCCGTACAGGGTGACGAATGCGTCCCCGTCGTTGGTGGAGACTTCCATCGTGATGCCGTCGTTCAGCTCGATCGCGCCGTCCTCGTTGACGTTGACGATGATGTGGTTGTTGTCCTGCATGGTAGGCTCCCTCCGTGTTGTCCTTGCCTGTCCTCACCTATAATAATAGCATTATTGGCCTATAATGCAAGCATTATTTTCGACTTTTCCGAAACAAAAAACGCCCCCCGCCGCTAGGGCGAGGGGCGCGTTGCACTCGGGCGGTCAGGCCGGTTGATGGGGGTGGTGACGGTGCCAGCGTCGAGAGGAGGGAGAGCATTTCGGCCCGATCGTGCGCGGAAAGGCTCGCGCGCGCTGCCGCCCGGTGCGGTCACAGGGTGATGGCGAGCGCGATGGCCACGCCGACGATGAGTCCGGCGAAGAACGACGACCACAGGGCGTCGCGCTGCCGCTCCATGCGGCGGGTCTCTCGGTCGTAGGGGTTGCCGAATGCGTCATATGGCATGCGAGTCACTCCTCGGGGCTGCGCGGGGCGTAGCGCTCGACGATTGCGCGCAGGTGCTTGGGATACCCGCCCCGGATGGACTGGCAGAGGCGCGCGAACTGCTCCTCCGTCAGCGTCACCCTCGGCAGGGGCGTCCCGTAGCACGCGCGCGCCACCACGTCCAGCACGTCCACGTTGGCGGGCGTGGTCAGGTCGTTTATCCCCGTCCCGTCGAACCACACGAGCGTGTTTCGGCCCTTGATTGCGATGATGCATTCCATGCATTCCTCCCCGCTCGTCTCTTCCGTGACCCAGTGCAGGGCCACGTCCTCCCAGCCGCCGTCGCCCTCGCGGTGCGGTTGGCTATACCCATGAGCGTCGTGCCCTATCGCGTGCTCGGCCAGCTGCGCGATGGCCTCGGCCATGGGCACGCCGTCCACGTCGGCCTCGCCCACGTAGCGCCAGCACGACTCCCAGCGCGTCGGCTCGTACGGCCCCGCCGCAACCTCGCGCCCGGTCTGGTCGCCGGGGACGGTGCCGTGCACGGTGCCGCTCTCGTCGATTCTGGCCCCTCCGCACAGGCCGTCCCCGAGGTAGACCTCGGTGTGGCCGTCGCGCCACAGGACGTCCCCGCGGACGGGGCGGAACCTGTTGCGCTCGGCGAACCCGTGGACGTTCAGGATGGACCGCTCGTTGCCGGTCCACACGTAGGTGTCGGCATCGATGATGCCGCACGCCACCAGTATGCGCTTGACGAGCGACGAGCAGTCGGCGTCGCCGGTGGCGAATCGCACGATCGTCGTGACTATCACCTCGACCACCTACTCGGCATGCAGCCCCTCCTTAGACCGCAGCAGCATCCGGTACCACTCGGTGTCGGAGATTTCCGGATGCATCTCGGCGTATATCTCGAGCAGCGACCAGATTTCCATGAGTGCTAGGCTCACGCCCACGACCATGAAGATGGGCTGATACCCGAGGTCGATGCCCGAGAGCAGCATCGCGTCCACGATGTCGGCTACGCACAGGAGGCCGAGGTTGCTCATCTTGCGGATGAGCCCCTCGCGGAAGACGTGGCTCGAGAAGTCGTGCTGCACGAACATGGCGTTGGCGCTGCCCATAAGCACGTCGAGCATCGACAGCGCGAGCAGGGCGATGATGAGCGTCTGCGCGGCGGTGCCTCGCAGGGGCTCGATGAAGGGTTGGAACAGTGGCATGGTGTCTCCTATCCTGTGACCTTGAACGCATTAATGACGGATCTTCTTGACGGATACGCAAACAATTGCGTGATGCCAGCGCGCTGTGCTGTTAGTTCGGGGTCGGCGGCGGGCGTTGAATCGTCTGCAACAACGATACTGCCTATTGGCATCGATGCCCTTACGATGCCATATGCGTTCTGTGGCTCCATGTTTTCGTCCGTGTAGTACACGCGACCATAGCCACCACCTGATGCCTTACAGACAACGACGCTCGCCGTCTCCACGCCGCCCCCTCCACCGCTCGCCGTTCCCACCGCAGCCGCACCGGATGCCAGATGGAACGTCTTGCCCTCGGCAACATCCGCAGCCGTTGCGGTAGTGTCGGTGACGTCGGTGAAAGACGCGGTACCTCCACCTACCTTGGGGAGCAGCACGCTCGGCACGGATGGGTACTGTGCGCCCAGCAGGTCGATGTTTTGTGCCATGCCGCCCCCTAGCTGATGGAGAGGACCTTGGTGGTGGCGTCCTGCGACACGACCGCCGAGGTCAGCGAACCGGCCACGCCGAAGATGGACGTGCCGCTCTTGATGTTCGAGCCGACGAGGTTGGAGTCTCCCGCGATGGTCTGCGCGCCCGTGAGGTACGTGCCCGCGGCGATGGTCTGGGCGGTCGTGCCGGGCGTGATGGTGGCGGCCGCCTTGGTGGTCAGCTGCTCGGTCTCGGAGCCGGAGACGGTCACGGTGCCAGCGGTGCCAGCGCTCACGTAGCCCGCCGTGACGGACGGCGTGACGCTCTGCGACGCGCTGACGGATGCCGTGATGAGTCCGCCGGACGAGACGCTGATGGTGGGCGTGGCCGTGATGGCCGTGGCCGGGGTCTTGGCCGAGCCGCTCGCCACGGCCTTGCTCGCGGGGCTGGCGTAATAGCCCGCAGGGGCCGTGACGGTCGCGCCGCTGGCCGTGAGGTCGCTCGACGCCTTGCTCGCGATCGTGCCGGTCACCTTTGTGCCGTCGGCGTCGTACGCGGTCACGCCGTCCAGCATCTGGCCGCCAGACGAGAGCGTGGCGTCGCTCGTGTCGGTGAACTTTGCCGAGCCGGTCCCCGTCGCGAACGGGATTTCGACGCTCGGGACGTTCTGGTTGGTCACGCCGTGGATTTCGATATTCTAGGGCATGTGCTAATCCTTCCTAGCTGACGGTCAGGGTGGAGCCGTCCCACGTGATGCGGCCCCAGTTGGACGGGATGGGTTGGATGACGAGGTTGCCGCGCATGGCGTGGCCGTCCACCTCCAGCACCTGCTCGGAGTCGCTGGGCGTGACCTCGTACGGCCCCTCCCAGTCGGGCAGTTCCGTGACGCGGTAGGGGATGTACTCATCGCCCGACCACGTCGCGCCGCCGACGTCGGTGACTCCCAGCGTGATGGGGCCGCCCTCGTCCACCCGCAGACGGACATGGCAGCACCCCATCGTCACACCTCCTCGTCGAGCAGGTTCTGGCCGACCTCGACGTGCTTTATCTCGGTCGCGTTGCGCTGGCCGCCCTCGACCCAGTTCACCTGGACGTCGATGACGCCCGGCTGGAACTGCGCCGTCTGGAGCTGCGAGAGCGAGACCGAGACCGTGCTGTCGGCGCCGTCGTAGGCGGCGGTCAGGCCGTCGAACGTGACCTTACGCGGCCCCTGCCGGAACGTCACGAACGCCTCGGCGCCTGACAGGTCCCACCCCTCGACGGTCAGGTCGATGGTGGGCGTGGTGAATCTCCTCATGAACATCCTCCTTACCAAGCGTCGTCGGTCAGCCATGTCATGCACAGCGGTGACTCGCGGATTGCCGTGACGCTGCACCAGTAGGTGACTACGCCCGTCGTGGCGACGCGCCAGCGGAAGTAGCCGTTCAGCGTGTTGTTGGAGACGCACGCACCGCTCTGGAACTCGTTGGCGATGGGTCGGAACCCCTCGGGGATGGTGCCGCACGTGATGGCGCTGTTGGCCGTCCCCGCCGTGGCCGTGGCAATCATGGAGGCGTGAACGACGTGGCCCTCGCGCCAGAGATTGAGCGCCTTGGTGCCGGAGCCTATGTTGCTTAGGTTGACGGTGCCAGTCTTGATAGACTGTTCGACGTGTCCGTGCCAGTCGAAGATAGGCTCGTTGCGCGTGGTGTACCAGCTTCCGCGAACGCTGGTCACCTTTGCCTGCGAGCTGTCGTCAAGCGCGAGTTCCCAACCGTCTGCCGTCTCTTCCGCGCTGTAGCTGCCCCTGTACGTGCCGCCCTCGCCGTACATGTAGGATTGACCGTATTGAAGAAGCGGATACGAAAGCGTCACGCCCGTGCTGAAGGTCAGCGAGATGGTGATGTTGCCAGCCGTCAGGTCGGGGACGCCCACGAAACCTATTGTTGCGTCATGACCCGGCGGATTGAGCGTCACGACCTTCGTGATGAATTCCGTGACGGTGCCACCGCTAGAGTCCATGACGCCAGCGACGTTGCCGTTCTCGTCGGAGAACGTGAGGCTTGAGTCGGTGATGGAGACGTGCGCCCTGTCGGTGTAGCCCACCTGTGCGCCGCCGCTGGAGAACGCCGCGACGATGTTCGATGCGTCGTTTCCGTTGCCGTCGTAGATGGCGAGACCGTCCGTCAGGATGGCCAACAGGTTCGTCAGGCCATCGCGAATCAGCATCCCCAGCGAGTTCCATATGCTGTTCGGCCCAGTCTGCGACGTCTGCCAGTCCTCCTTCGGGACTTGGGTCACGTGGGCGCCGTCGGTGTCGCTCCAGAAGTATTGCCCCGTGGCGTTGGCTATCTCGACGGCCTGCTGTGCCAACCCCTCGACGGAGGACGCGAGTTCGACGGCATCGTCTATCTCTTCCTGCATCCGGTCACCGCCGCCGACGTTGCCCGTCACGACTGGGTTCTCGATGACGTTGCCGCCGTACCCGGTGACCAGAACGACGTCCCCCTTGCGGACGCTGACGGTCGTGGGCAGCTCGACCCCAAGGCCGGAGTCGGCGTCGTATTCCGGGCTAGCGACGTCATCAGCTAGGATGACGTCGACGGCGCCGTTGAACGAGTCTGACGCCGCGACGGCCGTGTAGGTGGACGTGTCGGTCGAAGAAAGCGCGGCCGTGACCTCCAGACGCCTTGTGTTGCGTGCAGCCAAATCGTCAAGTGCGCCCATCACTCGCCCTCCGTTCGCAGTACCTCTTTGAGCGTCAGCCGCATGTTCATGGAGTCAAGCGCGATGTTCACGTTCTGCACCAAGCACCGCCTGACGCCGCGATAGTCATTCAGGCCGTCGCTCACGACCAGCTCCACGACGTCACCCTCCCACAGTGGCAGGAAGCACGTCTCCAGCTCCCATGAGACGTGTTGGCGCTCGTTCTTCGCTATCTTCGCCGCTTCCTCGGAAACCCTAGCCAGCGTGTGCGGCGTGATGTTGGCCACCTGACGGAAGTCGACCACGGAGTAGCCGCGTGCCTGAATCGAGTTGGCGCCAGTGGGAACCTTCGCGTATCCGTAGGTCGTGCGCTGGACGGTCTTGTACTTCTTCGACCCCTTGGGATGGACGTTGCCGTCCTTGTCCTCGGTTGTCTTCTTGTAGACGCCATCCTCGACCTGCGCGTTGTAGTCGTGCTGGACGGCCACGGTGTCGGGCACCGACAGCCAGTCGCTGGAGCGTGCCACGGTGCCGTCCAGAACGACGCCGTGCGGGTCGGCTAGGCTTATCCGGTACTTCGGCACCTTCGAGGACGGCCGCACGTAGCGCGTGACCTTGATGAACCCCTCGGGCGTGACGTCGATTCGGTTGCTCGACATGTTGCACAGCGCGAAGAACGCCTCCAGTCGGGACTTTCCGGCGTCGATAAGCTGCGCGTTGGGGGACTTCGAGTCGTTCGCCACGGAGTCATCGACAGTGACGTTCGACGCGCCCTCCGCACCGCCGAAGGAACCAAGGGCGGAGCGCATGGAGTGGGCGCCCGACTTGGACAGGACGTCCTTCATGGCTGCGAGGGCCGACGTGCCCTTGCGGATGGGGTAGGGTTGCAGGAACCTGTCCTCTGCCAGCATCTGGAGCGTCGACTGGAGAACCAGGTCGTAGTGCCAGACGTTGCCAACCTTTCTGGCATCGTCGGAAGTCACTACATACGTCCCGATCGTCTTGCGGTACTTCATTTCTGGGACGGAATGGACAAGCCGGATGAACGAGCCTCGCTTCCAGTTGTCACCGTAGACGCTCAACTTGCCGGACGTTCTCATGTCGGTGTAGTAGGCGGCCTCGACGTTGGACTCCGCCCAATTGACGCCACGGAGCGTACCAAGCGACGCGCCGAAGTTGGTCTGCGAGACCATGACGGCCTCTAGGTTGTGCGTCAGGTTCGCGTCTCCCCAGCGTGCCATCTAGACCGTCTCCTGTGTCATGTCAACCTGGACTCGCGTGTAGGTGCGATGGTCTTCGTACGAGTAGCCCGTTATAGCGACGTCAGCGACGTCCCCGTGCGGGGCGCGGTAGCGGACGTGGCGCGCCGCCGCCATGGCCTCCAGCCCGTCCTTGTCGGATTCCGTCAGCCCGTGCTTCAGGATGCCCTCCGCGCTGTAGGTGGCGCGGTTGCCCGGGGCGAAGATGACCGTCTCGAACTTCCGCGCGTCCAGCGATAGCGTCGTGACGTTCGCCTGAACGCTCCGGTTCGTGGTCATGAAGCCGTCGGTGACCTCCAGCAGGAAGTTTCCGCCCTTCCAGTTCCAGGCATGGCAGGCGGGATGTGACTTCAGAGGCTGCGACTGTGGCGTGTATGCCTGGTGCCATACGCCCCACGTGTCGTTCGTCTCGTCGTAGGCCGTGACGTAGACGTCGAAGTCGGCGTTGAACGGGTACTCGACCGTCGCGATTCCATCCTTGCCCGGAAGGCACTCGTAGAGGCGCCCGTCGACCATGACGAACGCCTGACCGTTGGACAGGCCGTTCAGGTCGACCTCCATCATGCGGCCCTCGCCGATGGTGACGTCGGGGTCGATGACAAGGCCGCTCCCTGTCTCGTACGAGACCGTCAGCGTGGCCGTCGAAGCCATGGACGATGGGTCGACGTCGTTCCACCTTCGGCGGACGTCCGTCCCCGTCTGGTAGGTGATGACCAGTTCGTCGCCCTCGTTGATCCAGTCGCTTAGGTAGGTGGCGTCAATGCGGATGAAGTCGGACGGCTCCAGCTCCGCGAAGGCGATTCCTGTCGGGATGGTCAGCAGTTCGACGCCGTTGCGCTTGATGGAGCTGATGGTAACCTCGGTGCGTCCGGCCGTGTAGTCGCTGGACACGTCGAACATCAGACCCGACGGGCCATAACCGGCATTCGACATGGTGACCGTGGGAGCCTTGCCGGACAAGAGAATGGCGGACGTCTCCGGCCCGATCCACTCGGTGTCGTTCGCGTCCGTGGCGTGGCACCTCAGGAAGAAGCGCACCTGAAGCGCCTTTGCCGTCGCTGCGTCGTAGGTCGCGGGGACGCCGCCCGTCAGCCAGACGCGCGTCCCGTTGTCCTCGCCCGTAAGCTGCGCGGCCTGCCATGCCATGCGGCCCGTCCACTCGCCCCACGTTGACGAGCTGACGCCCATCGTGCGCGTCTGGACGCACCAGTCCCATCCGGCGTCTGTTGCGGTGCCCCATGAGTTCGGCTCTTCCCACGTCGGGTAAAGCAGTGGTGCCGCGAACTGCGAGTCGGCGTAGTCACCGGCCCCGGCGGCCGTTGCCCACGTGACGCTGGTCGGCACCGGGAGGTTAGGGTCGACCGGATAGGTCGGCGAGAACGCCCACTTGCAAGCCGTCAGGCGCCATGGGTCGCTATAGGGTACCGCGACGTTGCAGACCTGCGAGCCGCGCCAATTCTGGAGTTCCATCGAGTTTGAGTACACGCCGGAGTTCATGCAGTAGGTCGAACCCGTGCCGTCGGCCCACGTGAATAGCTGGTACGTCTCGTAGGTCACGCCGTCGATGACGGTGGAGCCAGCGGCAACGGCCCTCCACTGCGCGTTCGCGCCCGTCTCCGGCCATTGCTCGACCTGAACCCCCGCGTAGTCCTCCGACGTGGGCACGGTCAGGTATAGGCCGGAGTTCACGTTGCGGATGCGCCAATGGTCGGCGCTGGCCAACTCGAAGACGAACCTGTCGGCGTTGTCGGATGGGGCGTCGAAGACAGACAGCCCCGCCCCGCCGGAGCCGGACGAGCCGTTGACCGACATCGGTACGCTGGGCGATGCCTGGTTCAGCAGCTGGTAGCAAGCGCCGTCGCTAATGGCCAACGTTCATCATCTCCTTGCGTTGCAGCAGCAGCATCAGGTCGATGAACTGCTGCTGGATCTGCGCGTCATCGTTGACCCTAGCGCCGTCTATGTACAGGTTGTAGGCCGTGCCAGTGCCGCCCATGCGGTCGGCAATCGCGTGCGCGTATTTGTCCAGCGCCGTGCCGTAAGAAGGCCAGATGAGTTCCGGCCCCGCCTCGCCGACGCCGATGAGACGTGCGCCGTTGACGATGCCGCCCTGCGCGTACCACGACACGTGTGGCAGTGAGAACGGGGTCTTGGCACCAGCGACGCTGATGGTCTCCCACGTGACGTGGGGCGTGGGGAAGTGGATGGAGCCGATGGCGCTGGAGATGCGACTTCCAAGCCCGGAGAAGAACTCCACCACCTGCCCGGGGATTCCTCGCACGTCCTCCAGCATCGCGTTGAAGGCATCGGACGCCGCCGTCTTCACTTCATCGAACTTCGCGCCGATGTCTGTCCCGATGTTGGAGAACGCCTCGACAATCTGTCCGGGTATGGGTGCGATGAAGTCACCGATGGCACGGAGCGCCGTGTCGATTGCCATCGGAACCGTCGAACCGAAGAACGTGTCGAACCACGTCCCAAGCTCCACGAACCCCGCGCCCAACTCTTGCAGGAATGCGGAGATTGAGTCCCAGTTCAGCACGATTGCGGTAATCGCGGCCGCGACAAGCCCCAGCACGGGCACAAGCGACGTGCCCAGCCCGGCGGCAACCAGCGCCACGACCTCGCCCACGGTTCCGGCCCCACCAGCAAGCAGCATGAAGCCCTCTGCCAGCGTGGCCACGACGCCCGTCGCGGTGCCGATGAAGGCCACGACGCCGGAGAACGCCGCGCCAATGGCGGTGATGATGGGCACCAATGCGGCCACTGCCTGAAACGCCGCGAACGCCCCGGCGAACGTGACGATGGTGTCGAAGTTCGCGTTGAAGAAGTCGATGACGCCCGTCAGGGCGCCGACGATATCCTCGATGGTGGGCAGGTTGTCGGCGATTGCCTGCGAGATGGCGTCGAAGGCGGGGGAGAACTTCTCCTGAATCGTCGTTCCCAAGTCTGAAAGCGCGTCCTGAATCGGCTGCGACGCCTCGGTGAAGCCCTCCAGCCAGCCCATGGCGGACTCGATCGCGGGCACCAGGTACGTCTCAACGGATGACTTGAAGCCGGACGTGAACCCGTCGATGATGCCGACTAGGTTCTCGCGGCCTATGGCATCGAGAATCATTGCCCACGACGCTGCGAAGCGCGTGCCAATCAGGTCGATTGCCGTCCCAAGGTTGGACGTGGAGACCCCGGCCTGTTCGCTAAGGGATGCGAACTCGTCAATGCCCGTGGTGTTCAGGGCCACCAGCGTCTCCATGAACTCGTCCATGGACTTGTCCCCGCCGCGAAGCGCCTCGCCCATCTCGTCAACGCTCATGCCCCACGAACGGGCCACCATCTTCAGCGCTGGCCCCATCGTGGTCATCATCGAGCGCCACTCGATCATGTCGGGCTTGCCCTTGCTATAGGCTTGCGAGACCTGCTCCAGCGCCTGTGACTGCATCTGTGCGGACTGGCCACCAGCCAGCAGGGCGTTGTTCAGCGCCCCGAAGAACTCCGCGCTTCGCTCGACGTCCCCGTTCTGGAGCGCGAAGCGCTGGGTCGCGGCCGCCGCCTCGTCAAGCGACGTGGGCAGGCCGTCAATCATGTCCGAAAGCGTGTTGATTGCGCGGCTTGACGCCTCGGCGTCTATGCCGACGTTCTCCATGATGCGCGGGAAAGACTCAAGCGTGTCAAGTCGGCTGATGCCACGGTCAATGGTGCCAAAGAACGTGTCGAAGCCGGACGAAAGCGCGTTGCCCAGTGCGGTGCCTATGCCGATGGAGCCGATGCGCGAGAAGATGCCCTCCGCGCTCTTCGCGCCCGACGCCAGCGCCGAATTGAACTTCGACATGTTCGGCATCACTGTGACGTAGTAGGCGCCAACTTCCGCCATGGCTACCTCCCTTCGAGATTAAGAAGGCTCGCGACGGTCGACGCCATCGCTTCCGCCTGCTCCACCATGTCCTCGTGACTGACAACCTCGCCGGGGGAGTAGATGGGTTCGGGCTTCGTCCCCGCCTTGTCCCCACCTGCGAGACCCCACGACAGCATCCGGAGCGTGTAGTCGATTTGTCGCAGAAAGTACGTCGCGGCGTCCCACTCGTTGTTCGGGTGTTCCGCACGCGCCACCCTAGACGTCGGCGGCAACTGTGCAGCCAGCGTTGCAAGCCAAAGAACCGTCGGCGTCGTTCTGTCACCTTCGAGACACGGCATTTGGTCTATCAGGTTGACGCCGTACGTCTCCATCATGTCTGCCACCAACTCGTCGGGATGATGGACAAGTGCCCCGGCGAGCGCCCCTAGTTTTTTGCATCCTTCGAGATGGCGCCGATGGCGGTGACAAGCTCCACCATCTTGTCGGCGTCATCGTCAAAGAGTGCCGCAACCTCGTCTGCCTTGCCGCACAGGATGCGGTCGATGGCGTCGAAGCCGGACGCGCCGCCATGCGCGATCATGCGCTGGACGCTCCAGCTGTGGACGGCCTTCTCGTCGTAGTCGATGGTCTTGCCCTCGAAGGTGATCTGGTGAGCCATGCGGTTAGCCCCTTTACAGTAAGAGACCCGCCCCCATGCGGGAGCGGGTCGCGTGTTTGGTCGGTTATGCCACCTAGACGGTATCGGTGGACTCGATGAAGTCGGTGCAGCCAGCCTCGCCGCTGGTGGCCTTCGCGTACGTCAGGGTGACCTGACGCTGCGCGGCCGTGGTCTTGTTGCCCGTGAACTCGCTGACGGCCGTGACCTTGCCGTTCCTGATGAACTTGACCCACTTTCGGCCGTTCTTCAGCACCAGCAGGAGCGCGTACATCGAGGACTCACCGGAGTTAGACCAGTCGTGGTTGACGGTGATGGCGCCGGACGCGTCGGTGACGTTGGAGTCACCGAAGATGGTCTTGTACGCGCGCGCGTTGACCTCCATGAGACCGATGGTAAGGGTCTCGGTGGCGCCGCCCGTGTCGGTGTCCACGACATCGAGGTTGATGTCGCGAAGCTCCGTGGTGTCCCCGAACTCGACGCCCTCGGTGAAACCGTCCTCCGGGATGTAGCCCTGGTTCTCCCAAGCGTCCGACGGAACCCACGTCTTGAAGTTCAGCGCGGTGGGGACGTCGGTCGTGCCGATGGGAGCGCGGAAGAAGTAGCCGCCAACGACGCCGCGCGTCGTGGAGACGTTCGCGGTGTTGTTGGGATTGGCGTAGTCTGCCATGTTTCCCCCTATATCGTTAGATGTTGATGGTCAGGTCGACCTCGACCAGGTAGCGGGACTGGCCCGTGGCCGTCCACTCGTCGCGGCTCATGGTCTGGAGGTCGACGGATGAAAGCGTGTCGTGCGTCTTCGCGGCGTCCGTCAGCGCGTGAAGGGCGCTAAGTGCCAGCCCGTGCGCGTCGGCGTCCGTGCGGCCCCAGACGGTCAGCGAGACCGTCGGGCGCCTTAGGAACATGTCGGACTGGTCACCAGTCAGGGCCACCGTCACAAGGCGCGTGGGGCGGTCTGACGGGACTTCGGTGGACACGTCGACGTCTAGAGCGTCTCGCAGGATGCCTACGACAAGCGCGATATCGTCCATGTGATCAGATCCTTGGTCTCGATGCCCTTAGGGCGTGCGTCGCGGCCTCGCGGAAGAACGACGCCGGGTTTCCCCTGACCGTCGACGCCCTCGCATGGCAGCGGAACTTGCCCGGGCGGACGTCGGTGACATAGGTGCCGCCAGAGCGGCCCCGTGCCTGTGCAGCCGAAGAGTCGGCGCCCCGAAGGCAGACGCCCTGAAGTTCGCCGCTGTTGGCGATGGTCTTCAGGGCGCCCTTCGATGCCTTGAAGCGCACGTCACCCGACATGTTCCACCAGCTTGACCACGGTGGACAGGTCACCGGGCACGGCCCCGCGCATGTACGACGAGGGCACGCCCCGAACCCGGAACGTCATGTTGGCAATCCATGCGTCATCGGACGCTATCCGGCAACGGGCGCCGCGCAAGTCGACGCCCATCGTTTCCGGAAGGTAGGCGGTCATCTCCACGACGTCGCGGTGCGGCGCGTCATCGTCGCGGTCATCGTCGGTGTTGGACGGCACGTAGCAGCCCATGACGTCGACGCGCGACTCGTCGCTGAAGGACGCCGTGCGGTTCCCGAACTCGTCAGGCTCGCCCCAGATTGGCAGCCAGAACGTGATGGGCACGCGCGGGAACGGCATCTTGAAGTCAGGGACGGGCATGGCACCAGCCCACCTTCGGCCTTAGCGACGCGATGAACGCGGAGTTTGCCCCAAGCTGCGACCTCTCCGCCTTCGACAAGTAAAGTTCGCCCGTCGCGTTCGCGAACGTTGCCTGCTGGTTGAACGGCCCCATGGTGGCCGAAGCCTGGGTGATGCCGTATATCTCGGACGCCTGCGCGGACATGGCGCGTCGCACCATCGCGCACGATATGCGCCCTGCGCGGCTGACCATGGCGGCATCGTCGGGGTCGATGGTGACCTCGGAGTCGATGACGTCGGCGGCATCGTCCAGAAGCGTCCCGGCCAGCGCCCGTTCGTCATTGGTCAGCGTCCGCCAGCGCGCCTCTAGGTCATCGACATTGGCGTATGCCATGCGTGGCCCCCTTACTCGCTAGCCTTTGGCCTTTGCCTTGTCGTTCGTCTATTCGTTCGTCTATTCGTTGCCTGCTTCGGCTTCGGCTCGACGTCGACGGGGACGAAACCGCCCGCAAGCAGCCTACGGGCGGCCTCACCGTCAGCGTCAACAAGCCCGCCGCGCGGACTTCTCAGCAGCATCTCTACGCGCTGTAGGCAGTGGTCAGGCGAACGAACGCGTTGGTGTCGGCAACGAAGCCAACCTCAGCCTCGACGCGGATGGCGGTCATGTTGCGCTGCCACAGGTTGACCTGCTTCGTACCGTCGTTCACGGTAGCCTGGTCGCTGATGGCGATGTCGATATCGCCCACGATGCCCCAGCGCGCCTTCGTCCAGTCACCAGCAAAGCCAACCACGTTCGGTACGCTCGAACCCGTGCCAGCCTTGTAGGCGTGCGGGGCGTTCACGACGCGGGCGCCAAGGATGGCGCCAAAGGCGCCCTCAGTCGCGCCAGTGGTGAAGATGGGACGGCCCACGGTGTCAACGGCGCCCAGCAGGACGGCACGTCCCTGAGCGGCAAGGGCGAACCCGTCGAGGTCATAGCCGCCAGCCGCGATGGTCTCCATGGCTGCGACAAGCTGCTTGTAGGTGGTGGTGTTTGCGCCATCCTCGATATTGACTGCGGTAACAGCCGTGAGAACGTCAAAGCCCGTGCCGGGCGCCGTGCCGTTGAACGCGGTAGCGTCGAACGTCTTTCCGATAGCGCCGGGAAGGCGACGAACGAGCGTGTCGTACAGTCGCGGAAGGTCGCGCATAAGCTCGTTGGAAATAAGCTCGATAGCCGCGATCTTGTACGGCTTCATCGTCTTCGTCGTGAAAGTGGAGTTAGAAACGGGCTTCTCGGTAGACTCAGCGACGAAAGATGCGGTCGGGTCAGCGGTAATCACCGGGATGGACAGGCCACGGCCGGGAAGGTCGATACGCTCCGCAAGCTGCATGATTGCGGACTCATGCTGTGCGTTCTCCCAAATCTCGTTGGCAAGGTCGGTCGGAAGAGTGATGCCGGAAGTGCCGCGGTAAATGTCGTGCGCGGTAGTGTCAAGAGCCATTATGCCCCCTTTATCTGAAATTCTCTGTCATGAATTCGGTGAACAGGTCGCGCGTGCTTGTCTTGCCCTCGCCCCCGCGAACGATGCGGGAAGACGGCGCGGGTGGCGCACTCTTAACGTGCGTCGCTTGCTCGTACTCCGTCGCGAACTGCTCCATGTCCTCGCGTGAACCGCAATGCATCAGCAGGGAGACGGGCACGCCCGTCTTCGCCGCAACCTCCCCGGCGTCCGTGCCGTGCTGCATCTCCGCTTGGTACTGCTTGACGAGCGCTTCGGCGTCCTCGGCACGCTTGACCAGCTTTTCGGTCTCCGACATTTGCGACGTCTTCAACTGCTCCAACTCGTCGGCGGCTTCCTTGTTCGCCTTCGCCCTCGCCTCCCACTTGCGGGCTTCGGCCTTCCAGTCGATGTCCGCGCCGTGCGGCTCGTCCTCGGCGTTCGGCTGCTGCTCGTTCATGGCGTTCTCGGTGTCGCTCATGCGGCCCCCTTCCGTCCCGTGCGGGACAACTGCCAACCCGTGCGGGTCGGCGCTATGAAAGACGCGCCGGATTGCGCGTCTTCGGCATGAAAAAAGCCCCGTGCGGGGCTGGGTCAGATTGCGTTGATTCTTGCGTTGCGCTTGTTGCGCTTCGAGGATTCCTCGTAGGCGCGGATGATCGCGCGCCTCTCTTCCTCGACGGTGGTACCGCGACGCTCCGCGCGTTCGGTTGCCTTCGCCGTCAGGGCGTCCTGCCATCTGGCATATGCCGCCTTATGGTCGTAACCCTGTATGGACGTCTCGTCCTTGACTGGCACCAGCTTGCAGTCGCAGTTGGCGTGAACGTGCGCCTCGCGGTACCTCGACGGCTTGCGCGACGCCAACATCAGGCAGAAGTCGCACGTCTCGCTTCCTTGGGCCACCCGCTGAAGCAGCGGGTGCTGTGGGTCTAGGTCGGAGTTGATGGCCGTGTTATCCATCGACGCGCGGCGTACCTCGAAGTCCAGCCGTGACATGAGTTGACGCAAGAACTCTTCGTGCTTGCCCTCGACTTCCTTCTGCATGATGGCGCGTACCGCCTCGTCGGTCGCTTCGGGTATGCGCCCCGTCAGCGAGACAGGCTCGAACCCATCATCGATGTCGGAGATGTAGGCGCGTGCGAGTCGGTAGAACTCCGCGCCCACCAGTCCGGCGGCATCAGTCGCGGCCCCACAGTAGAGACGCATCAACTCCATCACGCGCGTCTTCGCCTCCATGAAGTCGGTGAAGTCGACCAGCGAAAGCTGGTAGGACAGGGCTTGCTGCATCCGCGCCGACAGGCTGTTGATGCCGCTCACGTAGTCGCTAATGACCGACTGGGGAATCTTCCTAGCCATTTCCGCCGCCGAAGACGTTCGCGATTATCGACTGTGCCGTCCTGGTCTCCGCTTCGCGCTCGACCTCGCGGCGCGCGTCCTCGGGGAGACCGATCATCTTCCAGAAGTACGGGGTGCCGGCGAATCCCTCGACGGCGCCGGCAATCTTGACGGCCGCGTCGGCCATGGAGACAACCGACGGCATGGCGGGGTTGCGATAGTTCGCTTCGACGGCCTTCTCGTCATCCGTCAGGCTGGAGTAATCGACGTCACGCTCGGCTGCGATACACATACGCGCCAACTCGCGCATCGTGTCGCGGCTCCCCTCGATGACGTCCGTGGCTTCGATGATTAGCGGCTCGTTTGCGGCGTAGATGGCTTCGGCGCTGGCTGGCTGGTCGTGGATGACGCCCAGCTGCGAGAGGGGAACGTTGGTAGCCCCTGAGAATCGCGCCGCAAGGGAACGCATGTAGTCGGAATACTGTTGCATCGAAGGCTGCTGCATCTGCCCGACTTGCGGCATAACGCCGTCCTTGCCGTTATAGCCGATAGCAAGCCAGTTACCGATATAGGCTTCCCAACGCGTCTTTTGCTCGAACGGGTCGCGGTCAACGCCCAGCATCCACTTTTGCGGGGAAACGGCGAACTGAAACGCGATAGAGCCGCCCAACGCGCAGCGCACCGCATCGTCTGTGATTGACATTACGGCGCGAGAAATGCGCGATTGCCCGAACGGCTTCCGATCGGTCGGGCGGTATGTGAATACCTCCATGGGGACGCGCCCCATACGGTGCGGGACTATCTGCCAATCGAACGTGCCGCCGTTGTCCCAGAGCGTGAGAACGTCGCTATCGGTGAACACACGGACGAACGACGGTGCGCCGTTGTCGAACGCGTCTATCACCATGCCATACGCTATGCGGCCCTTGGCATCGTCCCAGACTGCGCTAGCGGCTTCCGCTGAATGGAAGTCGACACGGGCGCGGCCCGCATCGTCAATGCCCACGGTCGCGAACGCCGGGCCAAAGATGCATTCGCCGTGGGTCGCTTGCCTGGTCTTGACGTTAAGCCGGGAACGCTCGGAAACGCCGTCCAACAGCGCCTGGACGTCTTCACTTGCGGCCGTGAACCCGTCGAACCTCACGCGGTCGGCAAGTGCCGACACCGCCTTGTTGGGCCAGTCCACGACAGTTTCGACGTGCAAGAGTTCGGGCGGAGTCGATATTCCAAAGTCCTTCAGCTTGTTCTTGCCGTCGTAGTAGGCATAGCGAATCCTGTTCGTATGGAGACGGTCGCGCCAAATGTCGAACAGCTCTTCGGCTATAGCGCGATATCCCGCGTCCAAGGAGTAGGGGATGCGCGGCATCTCGCGCCGTTCTTGCGTCGCAACCCTCTTCCACGTGTTCGGCTGCGGCGCGTCTGTCACGACGGGTGGATACTCGCCAGTTGGATACGTCGCCGAATCCATCACCAAACCACCGCCCTTCTTCGCGGGTCTCGCTTGTTGGTCATCGCGGCGCGGTAGGCTATCGCGGCCGCCTCGATGGGCGTTGCTTCCGCCTCGTCGGTCGAGGCGAAGCCCCAGCCGCCACGGTTGTTTATCTTTCTCCGCTCGCACCCAAGCGCGGATGCGGTCAGGTCGGACTGTCCGAAGTGCGTCAGGCCGCCCTCGTTGACGGCAGAGACGAACGATGAGCAGGCCGCGCAGTAGTCACCGGAACCCAGACGGGCGATGACGTTGCGCGGGATGCGTGCGGCCAATAGGCGCTCCGTCAGCTCCTGCGCGTTGGACTGGCCGTCGATGGCCACGGTGCCGCACGTGTCGGCGTTGTTCGCCACGAAGTCGACCAGCCATTGCAGACCCTGCGCCATGCTCGCCGTCTTGATGCGCTCGACGTGCGGGATGCCGTTCTCCGGGTTGACGCACGCGCACAGAACGACCTCCGCGCCGTCGGGGGAGAACTTGATTCCGAACGAGACCAGCCCGTCGGTGCGCGTCTGTATCTCGCACGCGTCCCACCTTTGGCGGGTGATGGGATGTGCCGCGACCTCGAAAGCCTGCCACCATCCCAGATGTTCCCGCGCGAACTTCTCCGGCCGCTGCTGCATGGATCGGGCGTCCTTGCGGAGTCCCGATATCAGAAGCTGGTACCCCAGCGAGGGGTTCACCTGGTACCAGCGCGACTCGTCGTTGATGTCCCCGATTTCGGGCACGCCCCACTCATGGATGCAGTTCCCCGGCTCCGGGTTCGCGACCATCGAGTTCCGGAGGCTCGCGAACACCTCGCCCTTGTGCGGCCGCTCCGGATTCGGAACCGTCCCCATCAGGATCGTCTGGGGCGAGCCGGACGGTGCGGCGCTGTTCAGCGGGGACAGTGCGGCGTCCTGCTCGGACGTGTACGACTGTGCCTCGTCTATCACCACTAGGTCGAACGTGCCGCCGCGTGCGACGTCATCGGAAGAGCCGCGCGTGCGGAACTCGATGTGGCCGCCGTTCTTCAGGTCAAGCACCATCTGGTTCGCGGACGTCGTGTAGTGGTCGACCAGCGCGTTGAGTTCGGGATACTTCGCGAATGGATCGTTCTTCTTCGAGCCGAACTTCGCTCGCAGTCGGTCAAACGCCACCTTCGACGTGCCGTACTCCTGCGCGGTGTGCAGTATGCGCTCGCCGCGTTGCACCAGACCGATGGTCTCGCGTGGGTCACAGACGCCCGTCTTCCCGTTCTGTCTGGGCACGTCAAGTATGCACAGCGAGTTCAGCAGCCTGCCGTCATCGTCAAGGGCCAGCCAGTCGTTCAGCACCGTCCGCTGCCACGGGTGCGGCGTCAAGGCATAGGCGCTCGAAAGCTCCGTCGCGAGCGGCCCGTGCGTGCGCGAGTAGGACGCAGAAAACTGGTAGGTGGGCGTCTGGTTGCCAATCATTGCGCCATCCGGAGGACGGATGCCAGCGGGGTTTCGGCCGCCTCGTCTTCGGCGGCCCCGGACGCTTCGAGTGCCTTCAGCCTGTCCCATGCCTCGAACGCTCCGGTTGCCAGCGGCTTCATGTCGCGTGCTGAGTCGCATTCATCGATGATGTGCGCGTACTTCGCGAGGACGGCGCGGATGAACTCCGCTTCATCGCCGCCCTGGAAGGCTTTCTCCGCCGACATCACGGCCGTCTTCGTCCTCTTGACGCCCTGCATGGTTTCACCGCCTTAAATCGGCTTCTGTGGTTTCGCGTTCTCGGTGTGGCGCCCT